TCTCCCTCAGAAATGTCGCTCGCAACGAACCATTTGAATTCTACGAATCAATTGACCCCTCGTCCGTTCCATCTACTCGCCTTCCCTCTCCCGGAATTGACATACTCCCCGTTCGTCAACACAAAACTCAGGTCATAACAACCGATGAATCGCACCCCGAAACTGGCTTCCCAATCCATCCACTCCTCGAACATCTCATTACCGTGAAATACCCTCAATACTCTCAATACGTCCAGACTCTCTGCCGTCCACTTGGAACCACTGATGCTACATTTTCCGATTTCAACAAAGAACAAATTGAATATCCCGCCGTCGAACTCTCTCTCGCCCGCCGAATCAACTCGATCGTCACGACTCTTCTTGCCGCTCAACCCTTCAAACCCCTCCACTGGATAGATACTTTCTTCACGAAACTCCCCCTTGTGACTGGCGCCTCCTACTTCTTCCGATTCTCCTTCAACCAACGAATCCATGCGAAATACTCACATCCAACTGACTTTTCCAACCGCACCACATCCAACGGCTACTTCTATAACTCCTTTACTGAATGGTCTCGATTCATTGTCCATAATGTCAAACTCTATGGTCTTCCTTTCAATCCAAAAAGCCTCACTCCTTCTCAAATTTCTTCTGCAACTCAGAATTTCTTCCTTGAACACGCAACTATGCTATTCACTCGCTCCCAGATCTCCAAGATCCTCGGTCCCTTCAAAGTCCGTCCTGTCTACGCTGTCGATCGCCTCTTCATTCAACTCGAATGCATGTTAACCTTTCCCCTTCACATGATGGCTCGCTCCCTTGACTCCGCAATGATGTACTCCGTCGAAACCGTCCGTGGTGGCTGTGCTTACATGGACATTCTCGCTAGACAATATAGGTCATACCTATGTCTTGATTGGTCATCCTTTGATCAACGAATGCCCTGGATCATTGTCGAACACTTCTTCGTCACGTTCCTTCCGTTCCTACTCATCATCTCTGATGGCTATGCTTCAACTGCTGAATACCCTGACTATCCCGACCTCACTCCCGATAAACTTGCACCTCGAATTTTCAACATTCTCTGTTTCTTACGATTATGGTATTATAATATGGTTTATGTCCTCTCTGATGGCTACTCCTACGTCCGCAAATTCTGTGGCATCGCATCTGGTATGCTAAATACTCAGTACCTCGATTCTTACTGCAATCTCTTCCTCATGATTCACGGTTTACTCCACTTTGGCTGTACAACCGACGAAATAATGCAAATATGCTTCTTCGTTATGGGTGACGACAACGTCCTTCTCACTGACTGGCCTCTTGAACGTCTCTCCGAATTTCTTGACTTTTTTGAAACACACTCTCTCTCCCGTTTCGGTATGGTTATTTCTAAACAAAAGACCATCGTAACCCGAATCCGCACTCGCATCGAAATGCTTGGCTACCAAATCAACGCAGGTCGCCCACAACGCAACCTCAATAAGTTGATCGCCCAGCTCGTTTTCCCAGAACATGGGCCAAAACTTCGATATATGTCCTCTCGTGCCATTGGCATGGCTTGGGCTGCCGCAGGTATGGATCCGATGTTTCATCGATTCTGCGAAGATGTCTACCACACCTTCAAGCCCTTCGAATCTTTCGAAGACGACTTCGCTTCTCAGCGTAAGTTGCCTGGCTATATAGCTTACGTTCTCGCGTACGGCTTAGTTGATGACCTTGACATTTCTGTCTTTCCAACGATAGATCAAGTCCAACAAAGGTATCAATGGTATCAAGGTGAATTATCCACTTCAAAGAAATGGTCTCCCGCTCATTTCGTTCACTCTTTTGACTTTCTTCCTTCCAACTCCCAGACACTCGAAATGTACATGTCCTTAAACAGCATGTCCTTCCCAGACGTCCCACGTCTTTTCGACTAGTCGAACGGTTATACTATGACTCCGTTTGTTTAATTAATTTT